CTGGTTTAACTGCTTACGCAGAAGACACAGTTGTATCAGGCGACGTATTCACTGACGCTGGCTTCCGTGCCTTGATCAAGCTCATGGACGATGCTGATACCCCAATGGATGGTCGTTTCTTCGCTGTTCCTCCATCACTTCGTGCTGCTATCATGGGCATCGATCGCTACAATTCTAGCGACTTCGTTGATGGTCGTGGTGTTCAGAACGGTATGATTGGTCAGCTGTATGGTATCGATATCTATGTATCGAGCAACTGCCCAGTTATCGAAACTGACGCTAACAACAGCGTTGGTGGCGATGTTAAAGCAGCTATCTTGGCTCACCGTGATACAATGGTGTTGGCTGAGCAGATGGGTGTTCGTTCACAGACTCAGTACAAGCAAGAGTATCTCTCGACTCTGTATACTGCCGACACGCTGTACGGTGTTAAGGTATTACGTCCAGAGACTGGCTTTGTATTAGCAGTTAACGGCTAAGCAGTAAGTATCCAGGATAGCCTCTTCGGAGGCTGTCTTGTTTTAGTGTATTCAAAGAGTGCATTAAAACAAGTCAAGGAGAATAAATGTCAATCTACAGAGGCGCAGGTGGTGCAGGAGATGCTGTAGCAGACTCCTCTAGTGAAGCCTTATTGATTCGTGAGTTAGTTGCTGAAGCACAGGTTGATGCTGACGCTGCTGCTGCGAGTGCTACAGCTGCTGCAAGTTCTGCTAGTGGTGCATCTTCTTCAGCAAGTGCAGCAAGTACTTCAGCAAGTAATGCTTCAACCTCTGCAACCAATGCTAGTAACTCAGCATCTTCAGCATCTACTTCAGCAACTAACGCAGCTAACTCTGCCACTGCAGCTCAGACTGCAGAGACTGCTGCTGAACTAGCAGAAACCAACGCAGAGACTGCAGAGACTAACGCTGCAGCCAGTGCTTCTGCAGCTTCTACTTCAGCGACTACAGCAAGCACAGCAGCTACTAACGCTTCTAACAGCGCATCTGCAGCATCCACTTCAGCCACTAATGCAAGTAACTCAGCTACGGCTGCTTCTACGAGTGCATCCAATGCTTCTACGTCAGCTACTTCTGCTTCAAATTCAGCATCGTCGGCTACTACATCTGCAAGCAATGCCTCCACATCAGCAACTAACGCAAGTAATTCTGCTACTTCAGCTTCAACATCAGCTACAACAGCTACTACTCAAGCAGGTATAGCAACAACACAAGCATCTAATGCTTCTACTTCGGCTAGTAATGCAGCTACATCAGAAACGAATGCAGCAGCTAGTGCATCTACAGCAACCACACAAGCCACTAACGCAAGCAACAGTGCAAGCAGTGCATCGACCTCAGCAACTAATGCTAGTAACTCTGCTTCCTCTGCAAGCACATCAGCTACCAATGCAGCTAACTCTGCAACCTTAGCAGCAAGCTACACACCAAGTCAAACAGGTAACGCTGGTAAGTTCTTAACTACTGACGGTACTAATACTTCTTGGGGTAATGTATCAGGTTCTGTATCTGTTACTGGCGGTGATTTAACCTTATCTGGTAATACTGGTACTGCAATCACTAATGCAACTCTTGCAACAGTCAATAGCAATACAGGTTCATTTGGTTCTAGCACATCTATTCCTGTAGTCACTGTTAATGCTAAAGGTTTGGTAACTGCTGTATCTACTGCAACTGTGGCAGGTGGTCAATACTTTGGTTCTGCTACAACTAAAGCAATCGCTTATAACTCTAATACCATCGGTGAGAATGTCACTGTTACGACTGGTAACAATGGTTTGTCTGCTGGTCCTATTACAATCAGCAGTGGCTTTACAGTGACCGTACAAACTGGTGCTGCTTGGGTAATCGTCTAAGGAAAATATTATGGCTGGTGGATTAACAATTTCAACACTAAACAACGATACAGGGGTTCTTGCAACACAGAACGGAATGACTGGTATTCCTAAAGCATGGGTGAACTTTAACGGTACAGGAACAGTAGCTATTCGTAGCGCATTTAATGTGTCCAGCATTACTGATAATGGAACTGGTGACTACACTATTAATTTTACGACTGCAATGGCTGATGCCAATTATGCGTTTGCTGGTTCAGGTGTTAATGATGCAATTAATACCAATATTGTTACATCAAACCCAACAACAGCTAGAACCACAACAGCATTAAGAATTACAGTTTGTTTACCAAACAATTCTGTTGGTGATGCTGCTATTGTCAATGTCATTGTTTGCGGAAATTAAGGATAAATCTATCGTGATAAATCACTCAAACATTAAAAGGATTTAATGTTATGTCAACATTAGTCGCACAAACAATATCCAACGGAACAGTAAGTACCAGTTCAGCGAATGTGATTCAAGGCTCTGCAAAGGCTTGGGTAAACTTTAATGGAACAGGAACAGTCGCTATTCGTAGTTCTTTTAATGTATCTAGTATTACTGATAACGGAACAGGTGATTACACAGTTAATTTTACGACTGCTATGCCTAATGCTAATTATGCAGTTGCAGCAACTTCAACAATCCAAGCTGGTGTAAGTAATGCTGGGTGTGTAGTTTCTACAAGAAACACAAGTGGCACAACACCAGACCAAACAACATCAGGGGTAAGAATAATTACTATTGGAGTTTCTAGCCCTGCTGAGGCAGATGTATGCCAAGTTAATGTTTCAATATTTAGTTAATTAAAGGACAACCAAAATGTCACAAGCAATTATTTTTAGTAACGACAGTGGTGGTGTATCCACCTGCATCCCAACTGGCGAAATCAGCATTGATGCTGTATTGACCAAAGATGTACCAGCAGGTCGAGGCGCACGAATTGTCAACCTAACAGACCTACCCCGTGACAACGACTTTTACGATGCGTGGGAAATGGATGCTACTTCTGTTACCGTAAACTTTGCTAAAGCCGTAGAACTTACCAAGAAGCGTTTGCGTGCAGAGCGTACTCCACTTCTAGCCGCACAAGATGTAGCGTTTCAGCGTGCCTTAGAATCAGGTGCAGACACTACTGCTATCGTTGCTGAGAAGAATCGTCTGCGTGATATTACTAACATCACCGCTACAACATTAGACGAATTACGGGCTTTGAAAGCAGAGGCTTAATTATGTCAGTTACTATTAATGGCTCAGGTCAAATAATTTCCCAAGTAGTTCAAGTTGTTAAAAGCGATACCTTTGCTGGAACACCCGGTGCTGTTTGGTTGGATGTAACTGGTCTTTCTGTTTCTATTACCCCTACTTCTGCATCTAATAAAATATTAATTTTTGCAGACATAAAAGGAGCTGGCACAGCAGGAAATTCTATAGTTCGCACACGATTGCTTAGAAATTCAACGGCAATTTATGTTGGTAACGCTGCCAGTAATAGACCTTTATCTTTAGGACATTATTACGGAGGCGATACAGCTAGTGATGCGTTTTATATTGCTCAATTAGGTGGGACTTTTTTAGATTCTCCAGCAACGACATCGCCTGTAACTTATAAAATTCAAATTGGTTCAGATGCTAATGATAGAACAGCATACATAAATAGAACAAACACAGATAGAGATACTGCATATTATGATTCAAGGGTCGCATCTTCAATTACTTTAATGGAGATTTCAGGATGATTGATTACACACAGATTTTAATAATTAATTACCCAGAGTCGCAATGGACTCTTAATGGTGATTTGTATGACGGTTTAACTTGGCTCTCAGACACCACAAAACCAACTCAAGCTGAATTAGATGCTTTATGGGAATCTACACAAGCCACAGTAGCAGAACAAAAAGCACAAGCCATTGCCGTTAAAGAATCTGCACTAGCTAAATTAGCCGCACTAGGTTTAACCCAAGATGAAGTAAAAGCATTGGTGGGATAATATGACAGAGATAGACCCAATCGAGTACGGTAAGTTAGTTAACTCCGTAGAGAACCTAGAGCGCAAAGTAGATGCTATGGATAACGACATCAAGAAGTTAGTGGCTATGGCAGAGCGTAGTAAAGGTTCTCTGTGGGCTTTAATGGGTGTTGCCTCAGTTGCTGGTGCGTTCATCAGCTATGTGTCTGAAATGATATTTAAAAAGTAAACCATGAGAGAACTCACAGTAGGTAAGAACCTAACAGCTGGTTCAGCTAATACTGTATATACAGTGCCAAAAGGTTGTAAAGGTATTGCTACATTGCTAATGCTATCCAATACTGGGGGCAGTTCTAAGAGTATCACTGCTTCTTGGTATGATGCTAGTACTACTACTTCTGTAACAATTGTTGGCGGTAAATCAGTAGGTGCTGGTGACTATTTAATGTTTGACCAGGGTCGTATGGTTATGGATGAGTTCGATGAACTACGAGTTACTCCAGAAGCAGCATCTACATTTTCAGTTATTTTTACAGTAGAATTACATCAATCAACCGCATATCAGAACGGGAGTTAATTATGCCAATGGTCAAAGACAAGAAGTTCCCTTACACAGCTAAGGGTAAGAAAGAAGCTAAGTCGTATGCTAAGAAAACAGGAGCTAAGATGACTACTCCTAAGGCTAAACCAGCTAAGAAGATGGGTGCTAAGCGTGGCTACTAAGCCTGGTTTGTATGCTAACATCGCAGCCAAGAAAGCCCGTATCAAGGCTGGATCAGGCGAGAAGATGCGTAAGGTAGGTAGCAAAGGTGCTCCTTCAGCTAAAGACTTTAAGGATGCTGCTAAGACAGCTAAGAAGAAATGAAGAAAGACAGCAAGCTAGAACGGGTTGGTGTTAGTGGCTATAACAAGCCTAAGAAGACACCTAACCATCCTACTAAATCCCATGTGGTAGTGGCTAAATCTGGAGACCAGACTAAGACTATTCGCTTTGGACAGCAGGGTGTATCAGGTGCTGGGTCTGCTCCTAAGACCCCAGGAGAGAAGGCTCGTCAGAAGAGCTTCAAGGCTAGGCATGCAGCTAATATAGCCAAGGGTAAGATGTCAGCGGCTTACTGGGCTGACAAGGTTAAGTGGTAAATAAAGCTTGACTTTTATATAAAATTGTGTTATAATTATAGGCATATATGAACTACGTCCAACTTGTAAATTCTGTGCTACGAAGACTACGGGAAACTGAGGTTTCATCCGTATCGGATAACGCTTACTCTAAGCTTATCGGTGAGTTCGTTAACGATGCTAAGCGTCAGGTAGAGGATGCTTATCCTTGGAATGCCTTATCAGAAACGCTTACTGCTTCTACTGCTACAGACATCTTTAACTATGTTCTTGTTGGTTCTGGACAACGGTTTAGGGTTATTGATGTCCTAAACGATACCAGCAATTCTATCGTTCAGAATGCTACTACTCGCTGGATGGACGAACAGTTCCTCTTAACTTCAGTACAAAAAGGTTCTCCTGCGTACTACAACTTCAACGGTACAAATTCCAACGGTGATACACAGGTAGACTTATTCCCTATTCCTAATGGGGTTTATCAGATTCGTTTCAACGTAATCAAACCACAAGTAGCTTTGTCTGCTGATGCTGATAAACTATTAGTTCCTTCTGAGCCTGTCATCTTTAATGCTGCTGCAAGGGCTATCGCAGAGCGTGGTGAAGACGGTGGTATCTTAGCAGGTGAAATGGCATTCATTTACAATCAGTCCTTAGCTGACGCTATCGCTATTGAGTCTAGTCGCTACATTGAAGAATCTGCTTGGGTGGCTTATTAATGGCTGAAGCTCTATCAACTGGCTCGATTGCAGCCCCTGGCTTCTCAGGATTAAATACTCAAGATAGTTCTATTCAATTAGACAGTGGGTTTGCACTAGAGGCTAATAACTGCGTAATCGATCGCTACGGTCGTATCGGTGCTCGTAAGGGGTGGACTAAGGTCAACACAACTGCAGCATCTACAGGCTCGTTTAGAGCTGTCTATGAGCTTATTAAGGATGACGGTACTGTAGTT